AAGCCAGTCCGGATGTGCGCAAGGCGCTCCGGGAGCGGGCCCGATACGAGGTGGCCAACAACAGCTATGCCAAGGGCATCGTCCTGACGCTGGCGAACGACACCATCGGCACCGGCCCCCGGCTGCAGATGCTCACCGACGACGATGACCTGAACCGGGACATCGAGCGCGAGTTCAGCGCCTGGTCCCAGGCCGTACGCCTCCCCGAGAAGCTGCGCACCATGCGCATGTCCCGTTGCCAGGATGGTGAGTCCTTCGCCATGCTGGTGGAGAACCCCGCCGTCGAGCACGACATCCAGATCGATCTGGGCCTGGTCGAGGCCGACCGCGTGACCAGCGACCTGAGCGTCATCGGGCGCAGTGACGAAGTCGATGGCATTCGCCTCGATGCACACGGCAACCCCACCAGCTACCGGGTGCTGAAGCAGCATCCAGGCGGTTCACAGTTCGACTACGGGCGGAACGCCGTCGACGTTCCCGCGCAGGCGATGATCCACATCTACCGGGCCGATCGCCCGGAACTGCACCGGGGCATTCCCGAGATCACGCCTGCGCTTCCGCTCTTCGCCCAGCTCCGCCGCTACACCCTCGCGGTCCTGTCCGCTGCCGAAGCGGCCGCGGACTTCGCGGGCATTCTCTATACGGACGCGCCCGCGTCGGGCGAAGCCGATGCCGTCGAGCCGATGGACCTGGTGCAGCTCGAGCGCAACATGCTGCTCACCATGCCCGGCGGCTGGAAGATGGCGCAGCTCGACCCGAAGCACCCCTCGACCACCTATGCCGAGTTCAAGCGCGAGATCCTCAACGAGATCGCCCGCTGCCTGAACCTGCCGTACAACATCGCCGCCGGAAACTCGTCCGGCTACAACTACGCCTCCGGCCGCCTGGACCACCAGACCTACTACAAGGCCATCCGCGTCGACCAGGCCTTCATCGCCGCCCGTGTGCTCGACCGCATCCTGGCTACCTGGCTCCGGGAGTATGCCTTGGCGCGCGACCTGGAAATCGACGGCCCGCACCAGTGGTTCTGGGACGGGCTCGAGCACGTCGATCCCTACAAGGAAGCCAACGCCCAGCGCCTCAGGCTGGAGAGCAACACGACCACCCTTTCGCACGAGTATGCCCGCCAGGGCCTGGACTGGGAAGCCGAGCTTCGCCAGCGCGCCCGGGAGAAGACCCTCATGCGGGAGCTTGGCCTCATCGATCCCGACATCACCCCAACAACGCAGGAGAACCAAGACCATGAATGAGTTCGTGACCATCGAAGCCGCCGCCGAGGGCGGGAAGCCGAAAGTCAAGGGTGTGGCCTATTCGGGCGGAAAGATGAATCTGCCCGGCTGGAAGCATCCGGTCGTCGTCGATCTGTCCGGGATGGAAATCCCCGACACCGTCCCGCTGCTGACCAACCACGAGAACCGTACGGGCTCCCGCGTCGGCATGGTCGCCGCGCGCGTCGAGGACAACGCCCTGCACATCGACGGCGAGATCGTCTCCGGCAACGGCCAGGCGGCGGGGATCGTCGAGCAGGCCGAGGCCGGGGCCGACTGGCAGCTCTCCATCGGGGCCGAGGTCAAGCAATCCGACCTGGTCAAGACCGGCACGCGCGTGGTCAACGGCCAGGAACACGCCGCCCCCTTCTACCACGTCACCGCCTCCGTCCTGCGCGAGGTCTCGGTCGTCGCCGTCGGTGCCGACCAGGGCACCCGCATGCAGGTCGCTGCCTCGTTCACCCTCACTGGAGAGGTACCCATGCAGGATGAAAACACTCGCAGCACTCCTCCGCCTGCTCGCCCGGCTGCTGATCCCAATCAGCGTGCTCAGCCCGCCAACGCAACCCCCGATCCAGGCATTGCGGCCGCCCAGGCCGTTGCCACCGAGCGCGAACGTATCGCGGGCATCCAGCGCGTCTGCGCCGGAGAGTTCGCCGAGATCGAGCGCGAGGCCATCAATGCCGGTTGGACCATTCACGACACGAGTCAGAAGGTGCTCGCCGCCATTCGCGCCGCCCGGCCGGTGGCTGACGTGAACATCTCGGTCCGGCGCGATCCCGGTCCGGCCTTCGAGCGTCGTGTGCTGGAAGCCGCCCTGTGCCTGCGGGCCAACATTGGCGAGGACGAACTGGTGCGCCACTACGGCGACGAGGTCCTGTCCGGCGCAAGCCGCAGCCGCGACCTCAGCCTGCACCAGCTCTTCGTCGAATGCGCCCGCCTCGAGGGGATCACGGTGCCCCGCAGCTTCGGCAATGACACCATCCGGGCGGCGTTCAGCACCGTGTCGCTGCCGGGGATCCTCAACAGCGTGGCGAACAAGCGCCTGCTGCGCAGCTTCCAGGCGCAGCCGGTGATCGCCACCCGTCTGTGCAGCGAAGGCGAACTCAACGACTTCAAGGAGTCGGAGCGCTACCGCCTGACCGACGTCGGCGATCTGGAGCCGGTGGCCCCGGACGGCGAGATCAAGCATGGCGGCCTCACCGAGGAGAAGGCGACCAACCAGCTCGGGACCTTCGGCAAGATCTTCGCCCTGACCCGGCAGATGATCTACAACGACGATCTCGGAGCCTTCCTCAAGGTGCCGGACGGCATGGGTGCCCGCGCGGCCCGGAAGATCGACCAGCTCTTCTTCACCCGCCTGCTCGGCAACCCCGGCAACCTGTTCAGCACCGCGCACAAGAACTTCCGGGACGGCACCGACACCGCGCTCTCCGGCGAGAGCCTCGGGCTAGCGGTGCAGCTCTTCCTGGACCAGGTCGATGCCGACGGTCAGCCGATCAACATCAGCCCGCGATTCCTGCTGGTGCCGACGGCGCTGAAGATGACCGCGCGCGAGTTGCTGAACTCGACGTTCTTCATCGCCACGGGCACGACCGAGAAGAAGCGCATCCCGACCTACAACGCCCTGGCAGACGAGGACCTGGAGGTCATCAGCTCTCCCTACCTCTCGAACGCCAACTACACGGGGGCTTCGAGCCTTGCCTGGTACCTGTTCGCCGACCCGGCCGTCGTGGACACCTTCGAGATCGGGTACCTCAAGGGCCAGCGCATGCCCAAGGTGGAAAAGGGCGACGCCGACTTCGACACGCTCGGCATCAAGTTCCGCGTCTACTTCGACCTCGGCGTCCGCGAACAGGACTTCCGGGGGATGGTGAAGTTCAAGGGCGAGTAACCCAACCCGCAACTCACAGGAGATACGAGACATGAACGCAGTTTTCAGACAACGCGGCGACGCCATCGACTACATCCCGGCTTCCGACGTGAACGCCGGTGACGTGGTGGTCCAGAACGACCTGGTGGGCATTGCCAAGCTCGACATCAAGGCCGGAGAACGCGGGGCCCTGGCGCTGACCGGCGTCTACACGATCCCGAAAGCGACGGGGGCCGGAACGGCCATCGACGCGGGCGTGAAGCTCCAGTGGAACGCCAGCGGCGCGGTCGTCACGCCCGATGCGGACGACGGCGGCACGCCGCCCACGGCCTACCCCTACCTCGGCAAGAGCATTCTCGATGCCGGGGACGACGACGAAACCGTCCAGGTGAGGCTCTCGCAATGACCGGGCAGCGCCCGGAGGCAACCGTCGCGATGACGGTCTCCGGGCGCTCCATCGCGGTTCGCCGCGTGCGAAACCAGAGGTGAATCCATGCCCAATATCCTGGGAAAAGCCGCCGAATGGCTCGAGCGCCAGCGCCATCAGCATCTGACCACCGCCGTGTGGTTCGAGCGCGATGGGAAGCGCATCGGGCTCCAGGCCACGATCGGCAGGACCCGGTTCGAGAGCACCGACGAGTATGGCCGCGTGCTGCACACCGAGTCCCGCGACTTCCTGGTCCGGGCCGCCGACCTGATGATCGACGGCACTGCGGTCCTTCCCCGGCCCGGCGACCTGATCATCGAAGGCGACCGGCAGTACGAGGTGATGTCGCCCGCGGGCGAACCCGAGTGGCGCTGGTCGGACGTGAACCGAAGCACGCTGCGCATCCACACCAAACAAATCGACGAGGAATAGACCCGATGCCGAACGGCACCATCAACAACCCGGACAGCCGCGACCTGTGGATCGTGGTGAACGAGATGCGCGAGGACGTCGCGGAGATGAAGGGGATGCTCAAGCTGCACATGAGCGATCCCAGCATCCACCATCGCCCGCCCTGCGTGCAGGTCCACGAAGTGCAGAAAACCATCCTCGCGGCTGCGGGAGCGTCGCTGCTGGCCCTGCTGGCGGCCATCGGCTCCATCGTCGCGAGCGTACTGAAATGAGGGTACCGACCGTGGCCACTGTCACCGCCATCGCCAATGCCGTCGCCGCCAAGATGAACGCGACCGAGTTCTCCGAGGAGTTCGAGGCCGAGGTGGTGTTTCGACCGATTTTCGATCTGCGGAACCTGCGCAGCCTGAAGGTCTCGGTCGTGCCGCGCGCCGTCAGTTTCGAGCGCGCCAGCCGCCAGGCCAACTCGCGCCTGGTGCAGGTGGACATCGGGGTCCAGCGCAAGCTCGGCGAGGACGGCGACATCGAGCGGCTCCTCGAACTGGTCGAGGAGATCACCCTGTGTTTCGGCATCGGAAAACGACTCCCGGACTACCCGGAGGCGCTGTGCGTGGAGATCGAGAACGAGCCGGTCTACGCGCCCGAGCACATCGACCAGTACCGGCAGTTCACCAGCGTCGTGACCCTGACTTTCGAGGTGATCCGATGAACAGCACCATCATGCGCCGCATCGAGGTCACGGCCGACTACCGGCCCCTGTCGGAGACGCCGCTGGTCGGTTCGTTCGAGATCAGCGCGGTGCCGACCAATGCGGCGACCGTGTTCTTCCAGGGCGACGACGGCAGTGATGTGCCGTGGATGCCCGGCGAATACCACGCCGTCTACCGGGTCGATCTGTCGCGCATCCTGGTCAAGGGCACGCCCGGCGACCTGGTCACCGTCATCGGAGGGACCTGGTAATGGGCTACTTCACCGTTCCGTCCGGCACTGCCGGGCATCAGCACGCCAACAAGGCCGTGCTCGACGCCCTGCAGAACGCCGGAAGCGGGGCGGTTATCACCGAAGCCGAACGCGCCTCGCTGGACGGGGCGTTCACGATCCCGCCGGGGACGGAGGCGTTGTGGAACAGCGATCCCCCGGAGACCCTCGGCGAGGCCGTTTCGAAGCTGGCAGTCCTGCTGGCCAAGCATGTCGGCGTTTACAGCGAACCCAACCCGTAAGCACAGGAGAACAGAACCATGGCAGACCACAAGATCCTCATCGGCGACCTTCAGAACGGAATGGTCGTCCACCACCAGGGCCAATGGGCCGAGAACGACCGGGTCACCGACCCGCAGGGACGGTCCCTCGCCCTTGCCTCCGAAGTCGCGGCGGCAGGCTACGGCATCAGCGGCGCGGTCGACACCTACGCCGAGCTGCCCGATCCGGCCACGCTGCCCGCGAACACGCTCTACATCGTCCGTCAGGACACCGGCGCGCCGAACGGCAACGGCCTCTACCGCATCGAGGGCGATCCCGCCGCGTGGGTGTTCCTGGACGCCCTCAACCTCCAGAAAGCCGCCGAGGTGCCGTACGACAATGCCGCGTCCGGCTTGACCGGCACGACGGTCCAGGCAGCGGTCGATGAGATCGCGGCCCAGGGTGCTCCCGTCGCGGGAGACGGCATCGAGGACAACGCCGGAGTCTGGTCCGCACGGCTGGACAACGCCACGCTCGAGATCGGGACCGGCGACACGCTGGTGACTCTGGCCGGGGCGGTGTCTCCGGCTGAAGCGAACGCGGAGTACAAGGACACCGGTGAAGACTTCGGCGGCAAATCCGTCTGGTCGCCGGACGGCGTCGATCTCAACCTGGTTCACTTCGACATCAGCGCAGCCCTGCAGCAATGGTGGATGACGGACCGCGTGCCCGCGCTCATCGGCGACATGGCATGCGTCCAGATGGACGGGGGCGACAACTGGCAGGTCGGCACAGACCAGATCAACGGCATTCACCTGCTGCACACGGGCACGCACCTGCAGGCCGACGCTGTGTACTCGAAGGCAGGGACGGTCGCCGGTCACCGCATCCGCTTCGACAGCGGCAGCGACCGCTGGGTGTTCGAGGATGACATGTTCGCCGGGATCATGTTCCAGGCGTCGACCACCGGCCTGGCCGGACTCACCGGTGCGTGGGAAGACGCCACGGGAGGCATGGGTGTCACGCCGCCGACCAGCGTCTCCACGACGCCGACCATGCTGCGGGCGGACAACGCCTTCTTCCCGGATCGGTTCTATCTGCCGGATGCCTCGGGCCTGACCGCCAACCTCACCTGGAAGCGGGTTGGCGTTCACTACAACGGCACCTGGATCTACGGGGATGCGGCCGGAAGCGATCCCACCACCATCTACCACGACGGCACGAGCTGGCGGGTGATGCAGTACGCCATGGACATGGGAAGCGCATCGACCAACGTCCCGGAATCCACCTCCCCGGTCGGCCTGACCTTCGACGAGTGGATGCAGCCCGCCACCATGGGCGTGGCCGAGGCGGAGGCCCACTTCACCGCCGCGACCGACGCCGGGGATTCTCCGGCGGATGCGGCGACCTTCGCGGCCGCCCGTCACGGCACCGGCACGCCCACCGTCACGCTGGGCACCGGCGCGGGGCCCATGCGCGTTGCCGATGAAGGGGTGGGCGCGGCCCAGCTCGCGGCCGCCGTGGCCGGGACCGGTCTGGTTGGCGGCGCGGGCAGTCCGCTTGCCCTGGCTCCCTACGCCGACGGCACCGATTACGAGGGCGGCACCGCCTGGGCCGGAGGTGCCCCGACCACCTACGGCGCGGCCATCGACCGGATCGCCTCTGCGCTGGCCCTCCACTTCGGCACGGCCATCGGAGGCTGATCATGATCCGCATGAAGTCAACCAGCCGATTCGAGCGGAGAAAGGTCCGGCGGCGTGTCGCCGAGGGCTCGATCCGCTCCCTGGGACACGCCGGAGCGGCGCTGCGCCTGACCGCCAGGCGGAGCATCCGGCGATCCGCGAAAGCCTCGCGGCCCGGGCGGCCGCCGCACACCCGTCGCGGACAGCTCAAGCGGGCTCTGCGCTACGCGGTGGAGAAGAGCCACGAGCGCGTGCTCATCGGCCCGACCTACACGGTCGTGGGCCGGTCCGCCGCCGCGCACGAGTTCGGCGGCCGCTACAAGCGGCAGGTGTACCCCAAGCGCCCGCTCATGGGCCCGGCGCTCGAGAAGATCAGGAGCAGGCTCCCGCGCATGTGGGCCAACTCCGTGAAGGCATAGGAACCGATTCAACCGGACGGGCGCAGGCCCGGCCACCAACACAGCAGCAACAGGAGACCTGAACGATGTCGATCAAACTCGGAATGGAAGCAAAGCTCTACTACGGCGCGGCGGGGACCACCGCCGCCTCGGAGCTGACCAACGTCAAGGACGTCACCCTCAACCTGGAGTCCGGCGAAGCCGACGTGACCACGCGCGGCAACGCCGGATGGCGCGCCACCGTCGGCACGCTGAAGACCGGTTCGGTCGAGTTCGAGATGATCTGGGACTCGGACGACCTGGGCTTCACCGCCATCAAGGACGCCTACTTCAACAACGAGCCCATCGCCCTGGCGATCCTCGACGAAGCGGGCGGCGAGGGGCTCGACGCCGACTTCTCGATCACCAGCTTCAGCCGCAAGGAGGCGCTGGAGGAGGCGATCACCGTGTCGGTCACCGCCAAGCCGACCTACTCGACCCGCGCCCCGGCGTGGGTGGAACCGACCCCGTAACCCGTACCTGGCGGGGCGGGCTGTCGCGTTCCGGCCGCCCGTCCCGCCGCCTGATTCCCAAACCAACGGAAGGAGTGCTTACCAATGAAGACCTTCAACGACAACGCGGGCCGCACCTGGACCGTGGCGGTCAACGTGGCCGCGATCAAGCGCGCGCGCACCGCGCTGGACGTGAACCTGATGGAGGCGGTCGAGGGCGATCTGCTCGAGCGGCTGTCCTCCGACCCCGTGCTGCTCTGCGACGTGATCTACGTGGTGTGCAAGCCGGAGGCCGACGCCCAGAACGTGAGCGACGAGGACTTCGGGCGGGCCATGGCGGGCGACGCCATCGAACACGCCACCACCGCGCTGCTGGAGGAACTGGTCGATTTTTTCCCCCAGGGCAAGCGCCGGGTGCTCCACAAGGCGCTTGCGAAACTCCAGGCGGTGGAAGCGAGGGCGGTGGAGTACGCCCAGGCGAGACTGGAGGACCCCGAACTGGACCGCCGGATCGAGGCCGCGCTGAACTCGCCTACCGATCTCTCTTCGAGCTTGCCGCCGTCATCGGAGTAGACCCGGGGCCGCACACGCTGCGCGAGCTGCTCTGGATGTCCGAGTCCCGCAGCCGCGACGCCTGGCGGCATACGGCGGCGGTCCTGTCGCTGATCGCCAACGTCAACCGCGACCCGCGCAAGCACCGTCGCTACAGGCCGGAGGATTTCAACCCGCACGAGCAGAAGCCGAAGACCGTGATCAAGGGCAAGGGCCTGCGCATCCTCCGGGACATTTT